GTCAGTGGTGACGGTGGCGCGAGGAGTCTCAACGAAGTACGCGCCGTGGAGAACGCCAACCACGCCGGTAAGCGGCTTGGAAACGTTGCCCTCGGTGTACTTGTTGATGTCGTCGAACGAGCCCGTGCCGGTCTCGGCGCGGAGGTCGTGCGCAACCTCGGGGTGGATGTAAGCGGCGTACAGTTCGCCCTCGCGGGGAACAACGTTCGCCGCACGCAACTTCGCAACAACCTTGCGAATGTCAGCAGCGGTGATGATGTCCTCAGCCGCAACCTCGCCATTGTTGGCGGGGGTGCTGGCGCCACCGGTGCCGTAAAGGATCTGCGAGCCGGTCTGGAGAGTGTTGCCGACAACAATGTCGAGCGAGTTCGCCAGGTCGTACGCAACGATGTTGGCAATGGCGGGGTCAACGTCCGAGAACGCGAACTCGCCGAGGCGACGGGTCTGAAGGACCGTGCGGCCACGCTCCTGAAGCGTCACCGAAACGGTGGACACGTCAGAGATCGCGGTCGGATCGGGGTCAACAGTCTCGTCGAGCGTTGCCGTGGTCGGCGCGAGATCGTTGTACAGGGAGAACACCACGGACGAACCGGGCATAGCCTGCTGCACCGGGCGCTTGTCAGCAAGCGAACGGAGCGTGGGGATGGACCGCAGTTGGAACTCAACGTAACGGTCATACGCTGCCTTGACAAGGCCAGCGAGTTCGGTTGTTCCAGTGTAAGCCACTGGGACACCTCCTTATTAGTTAGGGTTTTAGATGGCAGCGGGGCCGAACTCGTTCCCGAAGAGAACCTTGTTCAGTTCCTCCGGGGTACGGGCCCCCGCAATCAGCGCAGAAATCTGCGCCTGGTCACCCGTAGGTGCCTGGCCAGTTGTCTGTGCCGTTGCGATCTTCTGGAGGGCTGCGAGTGTCTCGTCCGTACCGGACTCGTCACCTGCCTCCACCTTGGCGGGGGTGGCTCCGAACACGTCGCCAAACTCCTCCAGCCATGACGCCACATCCTCCTCGGAGGTGACAGTCTCAGGAATGAACTTTGCGATCTTGTCGTTCAGACCGCGTGAAGTGAGCACGTCGGCCAGTGACCGCTCGCGCTGCGCCTTGGACAGATTCGTGAGTTGCTCCTGCAACTCCTTGATCTGCTTCTCCTTTGCGCGATTCTCCTTGCGGAGTGCGCGGAGCGGATTCGACTCCTCCGACTCGAAATCGTCATCGTCGTAACCGTCGTAACTCATTTGTGTCTCCCTTAGATGTGTAAACGCACGCCACCTGAAACCAATGGGGGGTCGGAGCCAGGGCTCGTGCTACCGGTCTTGGTCAACGTCAGGGCCGGTCGGTCTGACGTGAGTGGGATGGGAGGACTTGAACCTCCAGTGCCGCCGTACGGCCATCCCCGCCCGTTACGGCGTGTAGATTGCTGCTGCGATGCGATCGATGTCGTCAACAGGGACGTTGCTAGTCAACGCAAGAGTGCCCGAACCGGACCCCCCAACAATGCCTCCCGCTGAACCGAGGGAAGTATTGGCGGCATCCACAACCTCAACGCGGAGGAACTCTCCGCTACAGGCTGTCGGGTCAATGCCCGAGTACGCGACCTGTGAAACGACGAACGTTCCAGTAGCGGCGTCCCATCCTGGGGCGCTGGCTTCTACTGTGAATGACGAGTCACACGGGGTGGAGGCCACAATGCCTTCACCAATGTATGACGTGGTGAGTGTTACAACAGCCGCGACAGCGGCAGTTGCGATTCCTACAATGGCGCCAGTGACGGCGCCAACCATGATGCTCCTCTTGTGACTAACCTTCTCCACTGTCCTCCTTAGAAGTTGTTGCCTTGCAATGTTCCACCGAACGCGCCGGAGGAACCTGAGAAGCGAGCCCGCTCGCGGGACTGCATCTTCTTGATCCTGGTGCCGGACTCGGCATCCAAGCCGAACTGCGACTCCACCACGTCAGCGTCAGTGATGTTCTCGTCGTCAATGTTCCGCAAGCGCCGAACCGAATCGGCCATGATGCCTGCCTGCCCAAGGGTCTGCCGTGCAGTGCGCTCATCACCGTAGGTGAGTTCGCCGATCTGCTCCGATAGGCCACGGTCCAGGTTCAGGTTGTTGCCCTTAGCCACGCCGTAGGCGATGCCCGCGTTGATCTTGCGGGTGAGGCCCTCTGATGCGAGGGCCGGGTCGAGCACGTAGCCGATGAGGTCACCCATCGAGGCTCCGTACAGGGAGGTGAGGCTGGACTTGATGTTGCCATCGGCGCTGTCCACAATCTTCTTCGCCTTGGTCAACCTGTCCGCGACCTCATCTGAGGAGACATCGCCACCGATCAGGCCAGCGATCCTCCCATTAGTATAGAAGGCATCGTCCAACCCAAAAGCCCGCATCTTTTTCCGAATATCTGACTCAACTGTGATGTATTCGGCTTCCGACATGGCGCCGTAGCCATTCTTGATCCGGTCCTGATTGCCCTTGAACCGCTCCTTGTACGCCCTATGCTCACGCAGTTCGGACATGATCGTCTGCTCGTTGTTCGCGCCCCACCGCTCCACGAGCCCGTTCAGGAACGCCAGGAACTCCTGCCCGTTCTCCGAATCGTCAATGACCCCGTACGTGCGAAGCAGTTGCTCCAGGCGCTTCTTCGCACCCTCACGGTCCTTGGCCGAGTTGCCCTTCTCCTCGCCCGGCTCGGTCGGCTTCTCATACCCGGGGATCGGGATGGCCACCCAGTCGGTGATCCACTGACGGCCATCTGCGTCCGTCGTGTAAACGGGCGACCACTGCATCCCCTCACCAGCCGAGCCGGTAGGCATCGGCTTGTTCGAGTAAACGGGAGGGGTCCCCCCAGCGATGTCGTCCGGGGGGTCCACATCAGGCGGCCCCTTGATCGGGCCACCATCCGGGAACCGGTCAGGGTCGTCGGGCCGGAAGTTATTGCCGCCGCCGGTGTTGTTGGACTTGCTGTTGTTCAGGATGTCCCGAACCAGCGTCTCCCCGGACTTGTTGACGTTGCCGGAAGCGTTGCTGTTGTTCTTCACGGCCTGCCGCGCCATCTGCGCCTGGGCCTGAGTCAGGTTGCCCGCCTGCCGGGCAGCGTTGATCTGAGCAATCTTCTTCTCAGCCTGTGTCTGCTTCTTAGCCACCGTCAGCCCCTAAATCCGAAGTTACGGAGAATCGTTTCCCCGAGGCCCGTGTAAGCCTCCATCGCCTGATCCGTCTTATCCCACTCGGCAGACTTACGAACCTGCTGCTCAAACTCGTACATGGGCATAGCCGCAGGCTTGCCCTCAACCACGTGCCCCATGGCCGCCTTCACCAGCGGGTTACTCATCCCGATAGCCTCAACGTTCGTCTCCAGCATTTGAGCCGCACGAGCACGGAAGTCCATCGCAATGTCCTCCACGTCGGCGCCCTGCTGGAACAGGTCCGCATACGCCGCATACTGGCGGCTGAAGTCCCTGTTGCGGACCTCCTGCTTCACCTGATCCATGCCCCACTCGCCAGCAACCATCCGGTCCACGTAGTCATCGACCCGCTTCCCCGTGATCACCACGTCGTTAGCGGACAGCCACGCATTCAACTGGCGGCGGTACTCGCCCGCCTTGCCACCCAGCACCGGCTCGACACCGGCAACGGGGTCGGTCCCAGCCACGGTCTCACGGTCCTCCCGCTGGTCCTTCTTGAAGAAGGGACGCAGGCGGCGAGTGATCTCAGACTCATCGAACTGGCCACCGAGGAACGCCGAATCCTCATACACCAGCGCCATAGCCAGTTTGCGGGCCTCGCCCTCATCCAACTGATCCAGCATCTGGTCGCCGTACGTTTCCCTGGCGACCCGGCGGATCTCCCTCGACAAGTTCGTCAAGTTCTTCCTGAAGTCAACCTTCTCCGCGCCGTACCGCTTCAGGTCGGCAGCGATCTCCGAAGGCGGACGCTTACCGAAGTTGGTCTGAGCGAGACGCTTATCGAACTCCTCCTGGAGGTTCTGAATGGTCTCGCCCTTTTGCAACTCGCTTGCGAGCCACTTGAAGATGGGCTTCAGTTCCTTGCCGTACTCCTTCAGCACACCCAAGGAGAACTTGTACTCCGTCAGGATGCGGTTCCAGTCCCAATCCGCAGAGCCACCCGTGGCCGTCGAATACGACTTGTACTGGCCCTTCCACTCGTCCCGCGTCCAGTTGTTGTCGATGGCCTTAGCGAGCAGGTTACGCTTGTCAGCGTTCACCATGTCGTCTTCGTCCATGCCATACTTCGACATGGCACGCTTCAACTCGTCCTTCTCGACACCCATCCCCTTCGCCCACTTGGCGAAGTCATCCCGGTCCTCAGCCATCAGATGCTCCGCTTCTGAATGAACTGCTCCAGCAGGGCCAAGCCCTGCGTGCCGATAGCAGTGTCAACAAAGTCGCCGGTCTGGCGCATCTGCTCCTCCAAGTTGTACTTCAATCCCTCGCTGCCAATGGCCTGCTGGGCTGTCACGGTGCCGTCGTCGCCAACCTCAATGCTGGACGGGTTCGTCTTCTGCAACTCCAGGATCGAGTCGTAATACTTCTTGAACTCGCTGTCACTCACGGTGCGGCCCAGCATCTGATTGGCGAGGCTGTTCACGACAGCCCTCGCATCCTGCTCGTTCATCAAGTCGATGCGGTCGCCTCCGGCGCCGCCTCCACCACCGAAGCCACCGCCTCCTCCGCCCCCGCCACCCATGTAGTCGGGGTCGTCCTCGCCATGCAGCAGCCACTTAGGCATCGCCCCCGAGGCGATGTCCTCCAGCAGAATGTGATACGGGTCCATGTTCAGGCCCTTGCGGGACGCCAAACCTGAACGCTCCACATACGACGCATACGTGGACTGGGCGTTGCGGTTACCGCCACCCAGCGCCTCAGCGGCGCGAGCGAAAATGTCACGCTGATACCAGGGCAGTTCGTTGAACTGGTTGACCGCATCTTCCTGCGTCATCTTCGTGTAGCCGACATCGTTCACACTGAGGATCTGCTCAGTGCCGGTCCTGTCCGTCCACCGGTACGAGTCATGCACGTACTGGGCGATAGATGCAGCGCCAGCGTCACGCTGATCCTGCACCGGCAGCACGTTCAGGTACGTGTACGTGGGTGCGCCCGCCAACGGCGCGGCCTCCTGTGCCGCCTTGTTGGCCGCAGCCATCGTCTGGTACTTGTTGCCGTTGTACTGCCCGGGCACTCCCCGGTTAGCGGCGGCAGCCGCATAGGCGGCAGCCCTACGAGCCTGGCGAGCCTCCTCGCTCATGTCGTAAACCATTACAGCCCACTTTCCATATCGAGCGCCCCACTGAACGCATAGATGATCGACAGTTGATCCGACTCACGGAGGATGCCGTCAGTGTCCGCAAGGAAGAACTGCACGCCGTCCCTCCACGTGGCCCTCAGATCAGTAAGTTGATCCGACTGGCCACTGCTGATCAAGGACGCCTTCTCGCCTGTCACGTACTCGTAGAAGTCGAAGAAGTCCAGGGACGCCTTCGCCTTATCATTGCCACGCTCGGCGAGCGTGCGGCCAGCAAACAGCAGTTCATCAGCCACAGCCCTGTTCTCGGACGGTTCCTTCCGCTCATACTTCGTGCGGTAGTCCAAGCCCCGGTAGTCGTTCTCCAGGAGGCGTCGCGCCTCAGTGCGCTGATCCTCCAGGGCCGTGTACTCAGGGTTCGTCACCGTCTCACCATTCGGACCCGTTGTTGTCCGTGGAGTGTTGGCCAGGTCCTGGTCGTACTGCGCCATCGTCCGCACGTACCACCAGTAGCCCTCAGCACCAATCATCTGAGTGGCCCGATCCTCCACCGTCTTCCACTGAATCGGCTGGAAGATACGCATGGCCTGGAAGGCTTCATTCGTTGAGATGCCGTCGTCTCGGCCCTCCGGCAGGAACGGAACAATGCCGCGCTGAGCGGCCTCGTTCACGTCAAGATTGTCCTCAATGTAGTGGACATTCTTCATCGTCGGAGTCGCATACCCAGTCTCGTTAGACTGCGTGATACCCGGCAGGAACACGTAATCCTCCGGGTTCGACTCCAGCCACTTGACCCACGCCGTATTCCAGTCGTCGCCCTCGGCGACAGAAGCCTGAACCATGTCCCGGAACGCCGGATGCAGCGCCTCCCAGCCCGCCTCGCGGGCCGCAATGGACTCAGCATTCTCCATGTACTGCGGCGAAGCCGGAGCGAACAGGCCGAAGATCGCAGACAGGAAAGTGACACCGATAGTGTCGCCCTGAACCTTGGCCAGGAACTCCTCGCGCTTCTCCCGGTCAGCCCACTCCTCAGCCGTAGGTAGGCGGCCAGCAGCCGCATACCCAGCCAGAGTCTTCATCGTCATCTTGTACCCGTACGTGCCGGGGGCGTCCTGCCCCATCGTTGACCCGAACAGGGACAGCAACTTCTTGAACACGGGCGGAGTGACCGAGTACAGGCCAGAGAACAGCGAGTCCCCACCGGACTCGAACGGTGTATCGACCGCTGACGCGGCGCTGATCTCACCGAACACATGCTTCTCGACCTCCTTGAAGAAGCCCTCAGCAACCGGCATCTCCCGCAGCAGAGGCTGCAACGTGACAGCAGCCCACGGCGACGACATCGACGGTGCCCACGAGTTCGGGTCCAGTGACGGGGAAAGCCACTGCAACTTGCCGCCGAACGCCATAGGCGAATCGGCACCCTTCACGTCAACACCCAGCCCAGTGATCGCCCCCATCAGGGGCGCCGACATCGGGTAGATGAAATACTTGTCGCCGTACTGGTCCTCATGCACGAACCCGAAGTCGCCGACAGCCTGGAAAGCCAGCGTCGCCTTCCACAAACCCATCGGCTCGTTCTTCGTCAGACGCAACATGCGTCGGGCAAAGTCTTCCTGGGCACGGTAATAGCGTGCGATGTTACGCACCTGCCACGCCAACTGTGACCGGATAGCCGGGTTGTCCACATAGGACATGGTGAGGATGTAGGCACGCTCAGCGGCCAGATCCGTGGCCATCTTCTCGGCCTGCTTCTCCCCGAAGATGCGGGCCCAACGGGCCTGCGTCGGGGCCAGTTTCGTAGACGACTCCATGTAGTTCGCGTACCAGATCGGGTTACGGGTCATGCGTGCCAGGGACCGGCCCATCGGCTCCCATGCGAGAACCGAAGTCCAGTTCTTGGCTTCCTCGACACCGTTCTTCCACGTCCGGTCGGTTGCCTGGGCAACCTCCCCACGCTTGTTTACACGCACCGGATGGGCGTCGCCCTTGAACATGAGGAGCCGCTCCGGGTGGTCAAACGTGCCGTCCACAAAGTCGTCCATGTGAACCCACGACGACTCGGTGCCCTCATCCCACACAGCGAAGTAAGGCTTGCGGCCCTCGTCCTCGTGACGCAGGGCCGACCACAGTTTCTGATTGAACTCGCCACCGCGAGTCGTCATCGTGTTAGCGGCATCTTCCATCATGCGCTTCACGGTGGCCTCAGCCTGCTCCATGTTGTTCCAGCGCATCGTGTCCATCAGGTACGCCCAGTCGTGGCTGCCCTGAGAGCGGGCAATCACGTCACGAACAACCTTGTTCATCTCCGCATGGTTCGGCCCATCGACGGCGTTGTACGCCTTCCAGTACCGCTCCAGGTCGAACATGATCTCCTGGTTGATGGAGTACCGCTCAGTCATGAACTGAAGGTGCGCCATCAGTGCCTTGGCCTGGGTCTCGGAAAGATTCCCAGCGACACGCTCGCTGGACACGAAGCCCTTATCCAGGTACACGTTCTTGTACAGTTCGCCGTTCACGATCGTGTACGAGCCCTGCTCCGGGTTCACCGGGAGGGTGCCGTCCATCGTATGCCGGGTCGTCTCCGCAGCCTCCTCCTTGTACAGGTAGGCGTACTGCGACTTCAGCAGGCGAGTCTCATACTCGACCAACTTCTGCTGCTTCGCAGTCAACTCGCTGTACGTCTTGCCCTTGCCCAGTTCACGGCCAAGGTTGCGCATGTCCTTGTTCGTGGACCAACGCAACTTCTGGCGAAGGATCGCCCTCGCAGACAGTTCAGCCATGGCCTCACGGCCACCCTGGGCGGCAGCCAGCCGCTCAGCCCGGGACGTAGTGGGCACAAGGAACTGTGCGATACGCGCAGTCAACGTGTCCTTGACAGTCTCGCCGTTCCGGTACGTCGCCTTCTCCGACAGTTTCGTCAACGCGCTACGCACAATGCCGAACTTGCCTGCACGACCGGACACCACCGAGTAGTCGGCAAATGCCTGCGTCGCTGCGGTGAGACGTGACTCGGCACCATCGAGTGCCTCCTGCGTGATCAGGCCCTTGTCCCGTCGCGCCTGAAGGCGCAACAAGTCCCGCTCCGCATCAGCCTTAGCCTTACGCAGGGCCGTGTACTTCACGTCAGCACGGGCCTGGGAACCGATCACTGCCTGGTCGATGGCGCGTCCACGGCGCCACGACGACCAACGGCCACCAGTCAACGCCCAAAAACCGGCGTCCTCTAGTCCGTTACGCAACTGGAAACGGGGACCGTACAGGGTGCCCAGCACCCACATATCGGTCACCAGTCCACCGGCAGGGCCCTGGAACAGCAGCCCGTTCAGCATCGACTGGCGTGCAGCGAACTCGTCAATCTTCTGGAAGTTCGGCACGAACATGCGGGGCGACATCTGCCCCGGCCACAGGCCAGCAGCCTGGCCCGTCTGAGGCATGATGTCAGGGCGAGTCGTCACATCCAGCGCCCCGCCCGGAAGGCGGGCAGCGGCCTCGTCGGCCTTAGCAATAGCCTGCTCCGAGGGGATGCCGTTCAGGCGTCCACGCTCAAACTTGTTGTACTCCGCCTTGATGTCGTTACGGATCTTGACCAGCGTTTCCTTCGAGTACCGGCCCTTCGCTCCAGCAACGGCCCGATCCACATTGTCCTGGGCCTGAGCCAAGGACTGCTCGAACGGGTTCGGCTTCGCCATCGCCTCAGCCACCGCAGCGGCACGCTTCGCAGCGGCACCGCCACTGATCTGCTTCACCAGCGCCCCGTAACTGGGGATCGCGTCAGCGGCGTACCGTTCACCGGCCCGCACACCCGACATCAGTTCCATGATCTCCTTCTCGGCCTTCGGGTGCGTGACATGCACACCGGACGCACGTATAAACGTGCGCACCAGGCCAGGGAGCATCAACTGGCGCTGCCCCTCGGCAGCCTCAATCCAGTACATGCGCAGCACTCGGGCAGCCGTGGTGCCCACACCGGACGCCACCGCCATCTGGTAAACCTTGTCCGCGTCACGGGCCGTCCGCGTGACAATGCCGTCACGCAGGTCCGGGAGTTGGGTGAGTAGACGACGCCACGTGTCCACCGTGCGGGCCACCGAATCGTCCACGCCCGTCTTCGAGTTGTAGGCACGCTTACGGCGCCAACCAAACTTGCGGACAGTCTCACTAGCCCCAGGCTTGCCACGAACAACATCGACAAGGAGACCGGCGACAGTGCGCTGGCCCTTCTCGTCCATGTTCTTGAAGTCGGACAGGATCGCACCAAGGGAAGAGTTCAGTTTCTGCTCACCCTCGTATGCCGCCTCCTTGGCGAGCATCTGCGTCATCGCCTCAACCTGCTCATCGACAGACCTCGACGCCCACTCCGGGCCCATGGCCCGCTCCAGCATCTCCACAGTGCCCGTGCGGGCACCCGTCACACTGAACGACATTTGCTGGCCAAGGCGCACAAGGGCCTTCTTCGCCAACGTCATGTGCGGCATGTACAACTCGCGGGTCCCGCCCTGGGCCGCAATGTATGCGGCCTCGGCACGCTGAGCGTCACGGGTAATGGGGGACAGCGGAGGCGCAGCCTCCGTCACAGTCTCCGTCGCCTCAACCTTACGGACAGTGCCCTTCGTCTTGCCACGGCCACGTGCCTTGCCGGCATTGGGGCCACGGGTGGCGATGCCCTTCGGCACAGAGCCCGTCATTGACGTGACAGCCTCACCCTTGACGATCTTCTCCACGTCATCCATGGCTCGGTAGAACTCGATCCACGAAACGGAATCAGTCAAGTTGTATTCGAGGGCGATCTCAGTGTGCTCGTCCGTGAAGAACCGCGACTCGCGGGAAGTGAACTGCCGCTTGTGCTTCGCCTGAAGGGCGGCCTTCTTCACCGGGTCCGTCTCCGCCTTGATGGCGGCAACGGAACGACCGAACTCGTCATATGCACGCATCTGCGGCCTAGAGTTCGCAATCGCGTGAGCGACACTGCCATGCTTAGCAACCTGCGACTCCATGCCCAGGCGGGCAAACTTCACAATCTTGCCTGCCTTACCGGCAGCCAGCAGCGGGTCAAACATGAACCATGAGGCCACGTTCGACGTGTCACGCACCGCGCCGTAGGCGAGAGTGGTGTTGTCAATGCCTAGACCACTGGCAACAAGGTTGCCCCAGTTGCCTTGATCTGCCGCCGCAATAGCGACATACAGTTCAGCACCCTCGTTCTTGTCCCCGCCAACGTTCTCGCCCCGCTGGGCGGACGTGATCAGGGCGCGGGCTTCCGCGTTGTCCTCGATGCTGCGCAGGAAGTCCGTGACAGCATCCTCGTCATCGGACTTGGTGGCCTGGTAATAGCCGTACATGATCTGTGCGTTCTCGGTGCCATACTTCTCACCGATGCCCCGCATCGACTCAGCCGAAATGAAGCCCGGCGCTGTCGCTTCCTTCAACGCACCCAGGTACTCCATGTAGTTCGTAATCTTGGGCAACTCCCCACCGTAAGGGGTGAGGGAATCCTCCATGGTGCGGTCCTCCACCCACGGCAGCGGGCCCGACGCCATGGTGCCCTTCGTCAGGGCAAACATGCGGGCCGTGTGGGTGACGCCCTCCAGGGGCTGAAGCAGAATGTGGATGGCGCCGTTCAGGGCGTCCACCCCGTAATCCATGAGGGACTTCACTTCCTCATACGGGTCCTCCCGGGTGACCGTGTTGTCATCCGTGGAGGCGACGGTGAGTACGGGGTTGGTGCTGCTGTCGTCAGCGGGGGAAGAGTGACGCTCAGTGGGGTTCATCGTGAAGTCAGGCTTCGTGGCGATGACAGCGTTCTCCGCGTCCAGGGCTTCCTGCATGTACGCCAGGGCAATGATCTTGACCTCGTTGGGTACCGCAGACATCACCTGGCGGGCACCCTCCGGGTTGAAGTCCGCCTGGAACTGCAACACCAGATTGGCGGCTTCCTTCGCCATGTACACGTTGCGGACAGTGGCCACGTCGGCGGGCTTCAGGCCCGCCTCAACGAGCGCACCAAAGGCGCCCGGCGCGTTATCTGACAGCCACTGCACCTTCGAGTCGTGAGACTCGTACCTCCACCCCATGTCGTCTGCAATACGGCGACCGAGAGCGTCATCCGTGGCAGCCTTCAGGGACTCGTCATTGTTCTGGTAGACGCCCGTGCCGTCCTGTGTCTGGTAGGTACGGCCACTCGTCTCCAGGTACTCCCGCTGGCCATCGGTCAGCATGTCGGGGATCAGGTTGCCCTGAACGTCCCGCTTGCCGTCCTCAATGTCCTTCATGATCCGCTTGTACAGCGGAGAGTCCGGGTCCATGGTGACCCACATTGGGGGAGTCTCCATGCCTTCGGGCATGGTCGGCTGAGGCCCGGGCAGCATAATGTCCGACGCCACGGCGTAGCCGGGGGCGATCGCGCTGGGAGCGGAAGGACTCTGTGAGTCGATCCACTCCTGCTGCGCAGCGTAATACTCGGCGTTGTCGCCGGGGCCCACGTTCTGGCGGGCCGTAAGGTCCGCCGAGCCTGGGGCAAAGTTCAGGCTGGAATACTGCTTCGGCTTGTCGTCATCGTTGGCAGCCATTTACAGCCCCCGACGGGCGAGGATGTCGGCGATCCGGCCTAGTTGCCCGGACTGGTCATTGGCGGCGATGTTGTAGAGGCGACGCGACCACTCCGAGTTAGCGGTAGGTGGCGCGGCAGGGCCCGGACCCGGGCCAACAGGGACGCCAGACGTGATCGGTTCGGTGGGACGCTCTGTAGGAGCGAACAGGGGTGTGGGTGCAGGCAGAGGGTCACTTGCTGCCATCGGGGCTCCGCCCTGAATGTCCTCAAAATCTGCTCGACCACCGTACTCAAAACCACCAACCTCCATCGTGGGCTGTGTAGGCCCACCATCAGTTCGCTTGCTCAATGCACCAGGACCCGAAACGGGTGCCGGGTTACTGGGCTTTCGGTATCCACCATGCCCATTCGCCACGATGACCTCCTCAGTCTTCGTCGTCGGAAAACAAAACTTCAAGCGTGTTCAATGCTTCGTCCACCTCAGCGAACGATTCGTACGTGTCCTTGCTGGACGCTTCCTTCAACAACGTCAAGGCCCTGCGGGCCAAGTCGTCGAACACGTCCGGTGAATACGGGGTGCCGTCGATGCGCACCGCGATCGTCACGTTGTCTGTGGACAGTTGCAAACTGATTGCCACTTCGTCGCCCATGCGAGCCTCCGTTAGATCGGCATACGGCGTTGCACACCCGCCGACAGGTTTGGCTGGCCACCGGATGTGAGCGAAGCCAACATTGTCTGCATGTCGGGCCTGCCGCCCTGCGGCATCCCGGCCTGGCCAGGTGCCACGCCACGCAACATGCCCGTGGCGGGGGAGAGGCCGTCAGGGATTCCGCCCTGGGCGGGACCGCCGGGGGAGCCATCCATCATTGGGTCGGCTTCACCGAACTCAGCGGCCCCCAGCCCAGGGGGTACCTCTTCTTCTTCGGGGGCGAATGCCTCCGAGATGACCTGCTCGATTGGCTTGCCCTTCTGGCGGCCAATGATGATCTGCGACAGGCGCTCCAGGATCTCGCCCGGGTCCTGGCCCGCTTGGGCCAGCACGGGGATGGCCTGGGCGTAACCGGCAACGGCCTGCTTCAGGGCGTCCCGCATCTCCTCAATGTCAATCTTCGACTCTTCCTCGTTCGGGTCCAGTGCGAAAGGCATCTGCTCCCGGAGGAAGTCCCTGGAGATCAACTTGTCGCCTCGGGCCTGAAGCCCGAACACGAGAGCCCGGTTGGGGTCGAGCCCGGCCATCAGGCCGTACTGCACGTCAACCGTGTAAACGCCCTTGATGTCCTTGCCAGGCTTGTACTGGATCTCGTACGGGGTTCCGTTCGCGTTGCCGCGAACCGACTTGTCCATGTCAGGCCACAGGGCCTCATCAACCTTGAACGCCTTCTCCACCAGGCGGGACATGCCCGCAGCGAACATGGCCTGCGCGGTGCGCACCTGAGTGTCGAACCCTGACATGAGGGCCTGCACTCCACGACCGGTGACGATGGAGCCGTCCACATTGCCGCCACGTGCCTCCGGGTAGCGGGCACCGTTGCGCAGTTCACTGTCCAGGACGGACTGCTGCGCGAACGCAGCCTGCGGAACCTCAATCGGTACACGTCGAACCTGGGCGCCGTTAGCGGTACGGATAACCGAGTCGGGTCCGAGAGCCAACTCCTGCGCATCGGGCGGTAGCACGATGGGGGCCTGCACAGACTTCTGTGCCGCCTCCAGGCTAAGGAGCGCGAAGCGTGCCTTAGCAACCTGCACGGCGAGAACGTCATCGAACTGGCCGTGAGGGTCGTCGTCCACGCCGGGACGCTGAATCCATTCGGCGAGACATTCGCCGACCGGGTTCTCCACCCGCTCCAGGATGCAGCCGTCCTTGCCGGGGATGAACAGCGTGTCAGCCTCAGCGTTGTGGAACCGGACAACCTCAACGAGGTCATTGCCAGAATACCCTCGACCCTGGGAGATCATTGATTCTCGGTCGGGGAACTGTGCAATAAGTTCATCTCGCGTCTGGTAGAACGTGAAGAATGCGGCCTTCAACTCGCCCCAGCGGTCAAACACCGGGTATGCGCCCTTAGAGTTCAGGAACGTGATGCGGGGAAGGCGGGCCTCTGTGTCAATCTCGATCAGGGCAGGAACGAAGCCGTACGTTACGTACCTGTCGGCAGCCGTGTACATCTGCTTCTGAAGGTTCGAGTGCTGAATGTAGCCGTTCACAATCTTGGTCCGCTTCTCAGCGAACTTCCTGGCAGCGTCGGACACGTTAGTGGACGACGAGCAGTTGAATGCGGGGAGTGGGGCGATCACCTCGGACAGGTCACGGGCACTCACGTCCACCATGTTCGCCACGATGCCCGTGTCGAACGGGCCCTCGGGGAACAAGTCCGGGTAGACGGACTTCATATCGCCACGGCGAACCTGCAACACCTTCTGCATTCGCGTGTCGCGTTCGGCCCAGCGGTTCTTGGTCCTGTCATACAGTGACCGGATCTCTCGCAGGTCCAC